CCTTATCAAAGAAGATAAGGATAGTACCATTCTTGTGTCATCTTTTGATGAAGAAAGTCAATGTGGTGGTGGGGGTGTAGTTATTCCTAACAACTGCATTACAAAAAAATTAGTATTGAAAGGACAATTTAATGTCGAATGATTATAGTTGGAGAACTAATCTATTCGTCTATGGTACATTGAAGAAAGGGGGCAGACTTCATAGTGTACTGGGCAATTCATCTGAGTATGTTGGCACATATGTGTCAGCTGATGACAAGTATGATTTGTTTAGTTACGCAAGAAGTTTTCCTATTCTTGTAGCAAGAGAGAAGGGATTTAAAATAAGAGGTGAGGTGTGGTCAGTCACACCAGAAACTATGGATAGAGTAAATGCCATTGAGAGTGGCTCATCATACTATCCTTTTCAAATAGATGTGATGAACGAAACAACAAAGGAATATGAAGTCGGCTCTGTGTTAGTCTTCATGTTTCCGGGCAACAACCATAGGCTTATGCCAGTCAAAGAAATAGATGCAGTAAATAACATCAAGGAGTGGTCAGTATGATTATAGATTATGCGGCTTACATATTGTTTATGTTAGGCTTGACAGCCTTTCCATTAATCTCTATTGTAGGTTTTATTACAGAAGAAAAGATGCGAAATCCGTTCGTGTTTTTAATGATTGTATTTTATGCAATGATAGGAGTTAGAATATGGCAGAACCATACAAGAAAAAGATAGAAGACGAAGATGAAATACTAGAAGATGGTGACTTTGTATTAGATGGATACACAGTTAACCTTGAAGATAGGTCTAGACACAACGATGATTTAAGTTTAGATTACAATGACTATGAACATATACAGGAGGAGTATGGCGTACAATCCGAAGACGTACAACCTATTGCACTCGACAGATTTATCGAACGTATTGGAAAAAGCCGTCGATCACCTAGATAATAGCGAGAGCGATGAGCCTTGTATATATCTACGACATGACAAACCATTTGCTTTGAAGATGAGATTGTATAGGTATGTCAAAGCATATCGTACGCAGATGAAAAGTAAAGATGGTGTAGATGAAGTGAGGTATGACCATTTAGTATTTGACATACAAAATGAATGTGTTACAATTACATCTTCATTAGAAACAAAATCATTTGAAATGACAGATGAGGAAGGAAACAAACTATGAGCAATGAACTTAATAAGATACAACAAAAAATGTTTGTTGATTGTTTAGAAGATTTAAAGAAACCTATTGCAGATTTGTGTATGAAATATCCTATGGCTTTAGTAGAATCAGCACTGATTGAAATGGGTATGCGAATGATACTAACATCAGCAGGTAGTTTACCTGCGTTGCATATGTTATCTGTGTGTGTACAGAATGCAACTTCAATAGGACATTTGATTGAGAAAGACTTAGCTTCTATGAGAGAAGAAGGTCACGAACCAAACGCACTGGAGGATTGGTTATACAATGCAAACATTACAGGAAAGACCATACATTGAACATGTGCCCACACAACTAAAGTATTGGGCAGATAAAATGTACGACGCAGAATTTGAAGGTAGATGGCGAGCATATCACGAAGCCAAAGCTGTCTACCTTCGATACAAAAGACTACACGATGAGGGTGTAGAACAAGAACCTAATTTTTAAAAGGAGACAAGATGAAGTATGATGTTACAACTAGTCACATGTTCACACAGCACTGGGCAGTAGAAGCTAGAACTAAAGAAGACGCGGCGAAACTAGTCATGGAATCAAACATGAAGTTTGATAAGACTACTCGTAAATATGTATCTAATAAATTAACTATGGGTTTGGTTACAATACCAGACGCAAAGATTATGTCCGTTGAACCCTTTGATACAGAAGGATTTGACGAACCACAAATGGATACGATACCTATGTATGAAGGAACAGACCCAGAATGAGTGAAGAGTTAGAAATACCAACAGAACTATTAGAAAAAGATCCAATGGAACTTGCAGATAATCAACAAGACATTGATAAAATCATAGAGTATTTGCAAAGGACTCGTGAGAATATCAGAGCCGCAGAGAAATCTGGTAAAAGAATATCAGGCAAATCAGCAAGGACTAAAGCTAAACCTGTGACAGAAGGTAGCATACTAGATGTGCTAATCAAAGATGTCTAAACCAGATAGAGTTCCAAAGTATATCTATGTAGATGACAAACCTAAACAAGTAGTATGGGATACGTCAAGTCTTTCAACTTTCTTGGCGTGCCCCCGTCTATACAATCTGACAAACTTACGTGGGTATAAATTAAAAAGTTATGGTATGGTCACGGGCTTTGGGTCAGCAGTGCACGACGCATATGAGATACTCGATAGGGGTAGATTCCATAATAAAAATAAACAAGACACAATGCGTGAGGCTATTGAGTTTATACTCAAGAATTACGGAGCTGATCTATCTTCATCAGAAGATAAGGCAAGAGGATTAGAAGCCGCACTGCGTGCCATTGTCTGGAGAGTAGAAGAATACTGGGATGACAACATAAAGATTGCGGCAATGCCTAACGGTGAGCCGTGTCTTGAGAAAAGATTTGAAGTACCCTTCGGTACGACAGGTAAAAGATTCTCTGGTAGGATAGATAAGATTGTAGAGTTCGAAGGTGGGTTGTATCTGTGTGATACAAAGACAACCAAAGCATCTTTAAGTGATATGTATTTTAGAAACTACCAACCAAACAACCAGGTGTATGCGTACCTATGGGCCGCACGACACATACTAAGTTTACCTGTTCGTGGTTTTATTATTGATGCAGTACAGACAGGTGTGCACTTTTGCAGATTCAATCGTGCTGTGTTTAACGTATCTAATTTATCTATTGATGAATGGTATGCTGATACAGTATATAACTTAGGTCTATCGGAAAACTATTGGGAACACCAATACTATCCAGCTAACTTTACTTCATGTGGTAACTATGGTGGTTGTAAATTTAGAGAGATGTGTTCTGAGTCACCTGACCACCGTCTCACAATTTTAAATGAAGACTTTGAAGTCTCATTGCATGATGATCTCGTACGTGAAGGAGAAATAATACATGCAGAAAATTTGTTTAGTAAAAATACTTCTTGACAAAAATTTTAATTATGCTAATATTACAATATACAGGAGATAAATATGGCAAGTATAAAAAATCATACATCAGTAGATGTAACCAAGCTACTACTAGTAGGGGATAGTGGCTCTGGTAAGACGGCTTCATTAGCCACCCTTGCAAACGCAGGATACAAGTTACGTATCTTAGATTTTGACAACGGCTTAGACATTCTTCCCGAGTTCTTAACGGACACAGGTGTTAACAACGTTTCATATGTTTCGTTGAAAGATCCTATGGGCAGAGCGGAGGCGTTTCGTAAGGGTGCATCTTTAATTTCTAATTGGAAAGATGAGGATGAAGAGTATGGCCCCGTATCTAAATGGACTAACAAAGATGTGTTGGTTATAGACAGCTTAACATTAATGGGTGAGGCGGCACTTCGTGCGGCTCTTGTCTTTAATAATAAGAAGTCAACTGATCAAGCTTCCCAACCCGAATGGGGAACGGCAGCTCGTGACGTGCAACATATCATGCAGTACATTACGGGATCAGAAGTGCCTTGTAACGTGGTTGTTACAACGCATATGCAATACATGGAAGGAGACATGGGCGTGTCAAAAGCGTACCCAACTAGCGTAGGTTCTAAACTATCTACAAAGCTAGGCAGATACTTCAACTGTGTATGCAGAATAGATACACGTTCTTCTAGCAAAGGAACCGAGCGTACATTACGTACTGTATCTGATCACAGAATGGATCTAAAAGTTACTGCACCAAGTCTTATTGGTCAGACAACTGAATTAGATCTTGCTAAATTGTTCAGTGCAATACAACAAAATGCACGCAAAAAGTTGTCAGCCGACAACGTAATTAACCTAAACAAAGGAGGAACTAATGGCTGATATATCAGATTTTTTATCGATGAATCCAGATGACGTACAAGAGCAGATGCCCTTACCAGAGGGTAGCTATGACTTCGTGATCACGTCTTATCGTACGGATAAGGTCGGTGAAAACCAAAACGAAATCGTGAGACTCAATGTCAAGGCAAATGCTGTCTTGGAATCAGAGATCACGGACGGTGACTTAGATCACTGCGAGCCAACCAGAATGGAGTTCTGGGCAACTGCAAGAGCGTTGGGACAGGGCAACCCTGTAATTTCCATCAAGAAATTCCTAACCAAAACACTCAACATGAGTGGTGTTAACTTTGGCGAGATGCTAGAGCAAAGCATTGGTCAAACATTTTCTGGTGTTGTAAAGCACGAGATGGTGGGCCGAAACAAAGACATACTACAAGCTTCGATTAAAAAAATAATCAACAGAGCGGCGTAGTATTATGGGTGAGTATGCGGTACACAAGAACATAACTTCTCAGATTGTAGACGGTGCAAAAATTGCAATCGTCATGGACTACCCAACAGTTAATGAAGTTCGTTTAAATAAAATACTTGCAGGAGATTACATTCTAGGTAAGGTATGTAAACTAGCGGGGATACAGCTAGAAGATTGTATGCTCACCCACGTCTTCCAAAGAAGACCAGCACAAGAAAACTTACAAAACTTTTTTCACAAGAGAAGTGAATACAAAGCTTTGTGCAAGACTACCGAGTGGCGATCACCCTATCCGTCTTCAACGATGGGGTTTCTTAAACAGGAGACGCAACCACATCTGGAAAGATTGTACAAGGAACTAAGCGACGCTAAACCTAATGTTATAATAGCAATGGGGGCAGCATCGTTGTGGTCACTAACAGGGTACGATAAGATTGGAACTTATAGAGGGGCGCTCATCTCCTCTAACACCTCACACATCAGCGATGATATAAAAATAGTTCCTTCTTATGCCCTGTCTAGTGTGTCCAAAAATTATGCTTTGAGATCTATACTTTATTCTGATTTCAAAAAAGCAAAACAAGAATCTGAAACAAAAGATATAGTAAACATAGAACGAGAACTCTGGATCGAACCGAGTATAAACGACTTAGATAAATTTGAACAAGACTTCATTAGAAGAAATAACGCAGAGCATCCTTTGGCATTTGACATAGAGACAGCAGGTGGGCGGATAACGTGTATTGGGTTTGCCCCCTCATCAACCCATGCCATTGTGGTACCGTTTACATACGGATACTGGAAGAAAGATGACCAAACAAAAGCGTGGAATTGGGTTAAGAAATTATTAGAAGATAAACATATTACTAAGGTAGCACAGAATCAATCGTATGATGTGTCTTGGTTAAAGTATAAACAGAATATAGATGTATCGGGTGTCGTACATGACACGATGCATGCGCAACATTCGTTGCAACCAGAAATGGAAAAAGGTTTAGGCTTCTTAGGCTCCATATACACTAACGAGGGTGCATGGAAAACTCTAGCCAAGTTTTCTCACAGCACGAAAGCCGATGAATAGTGAAACGACCAAATTATTTTTCCGCAAAAGATGTGGACGACAAGTGGGAAGAACAAGTAAATACAATACGTTTATGGCGTGCTGTGTTAGACCAAACCTTACAAGATTTAGTTTACGAAGGTAAAGGTAAAGAAGATAAGAAGGCTCATCTATCTGCATGGGAGTGGGTAAATGATACAGACGAGAGCAGTAATTTTAATTACATCTGTGACTTAGCAGATTTAGATGGAGCTACTACTCGTAAAGAAATTTATAAATTAATGGAGAAATTTTATGGTAGTAAGTATAGAAGAAAACTTGAAAGAAGCGCTCAAGATATTGCAAGGGTCAAGAGCAAAAGAGTATGGAGATAAAAAAACTAACCATGAAAACATTGCACACTTGTGGTCTGCTTACTTAGAACATAACGTTAGTGCACATGATGTAGCAATGCTCATGTTACTACTTAAAGTTGCAAGAACTAAATCACCCAACCCAACAAGAGATACCTATATAGACATGGTAGGATACTCTGCCATTGCAGGAGAATTACTAGATGATAAAAGTAAGCAATAATAATTTAGATCTATCACCTTATGATGATGATCAAATCAACTGGATATACTGTGCACTTGACTGTACTTTAACTCAAGAGATATGGGAGAAGATAGACAAAGAATTAGATGAAACTACCAGAGGAACGTATGAGTTTGAAATAAAAAGTTTAAAGCCAGCCATGGCTATGACTATGCGTGGCTTACGTGTTGATGAAGACAAAGTAAAAGCTATTAGAAAACCTTTACAAGAAAAAAGATTACGTCTTGAAAGGATGTTGCATTTGTTTTCACAATCTGTGAATGGCAAAGACTTAAATCATAACAGTCCTGTTCAACTTAAAAAATTATTATATGAAGATTTAAATTTACCACCTGTAGTTTCATACAAGAAAGGTAAACAAAAGATATCCACAGATCGTGATGCGCTAGAATCTTTATCTGAATCTTACCCAAGAGCCAGACCTTTCTGTCGAACTATACTTTCATTGCGAGACATAGACAAGAATCTTTCAGTGCTTAGTTCAAAGCGTGATCCAGATGGGAGAATAAGATGTTCATACAATGTCGCAGGTACAGAGACAGGCAGGTGGTCTTCAAGAGAATCACCGTGGCGTACTGGTACAAACTTACAGAACATAACAAAAGATTTAAGAGAAGTATTTATACCCGACCCAGATAACAAAATGTTTTATGCTGACTTAGAACAAGCCGAGTCACGCGTCGTAGCATACCTATCTTCAGATCAAAACTACATAGATGTATGTGAGAGTACAGATTTGCATACCGAGGTTGTGAAAATGGTATGGCCAAACTTAGGTTGGTCGGAAGATCCTGTGCAAGACAGAGCGTTGGCTGATAGAAAGTATTATCTACACCACAGTTACCGTGACATATGTAAACGAGCAGGACATGGAACTAACTATGGTGTGTCGCCTCACTCACTAGCCAGGCAAATAAAGATCAAAGTGTCGCAGGCTACAAGATTTCAGTTGCTTTATTTCGGAGGTGTGATATCATCTACCAGTTTAGAAAGATGGCACAAACAAGATCCTCAAGGTGGATACAAAGAACTGATAGATAAAGGAGAGAAGATAGGAAAAGATACACTAAAGATAAAGGGGGCATTCCCTGAGATACGTGTGTGGCATAGCGCCATACAAGCTGAGTTGATAGAGAAAGGTAGTCTTGTTACCCCTCTAGGTAGACGCAGACACTTCTGGGATAGACTTAAGGATGCTTCAACTTTACGTGCGGCAATAGCTTTTGTCCCGCAATCTACGATAGGTGACTTGCTTAATCTAGGATTGTCTAGAGTGTATGATGAAATGAAAGACTCTGGTGTGGAGGTGTTAGGTCAAGTACATGATGCCATACTAGGCCAGTGTCATGAAGATAAGATAGATGAACTCATGCCAATAGTGCTTGAGAAAATGCACAATCCATTGAAGGTCAATGGACGTGAAATGATAATACCATCCTCTGTAGAAGTGGGTGATAATTGGAAGGATATGAAAACATGGACGAACAGTATAAAGTAAAAAAAATATATGTCGAAGAGGGCATGATAGTTGTTAAAGAATATATAAAAAGTAAAGTAGAATGGTCGGATGTACCTGACGAAGTTGCTACCAAATGCCATGGCTTAGATATAAAGGGGCCAAGTGAAATGAAGTCTGATAAAGACGGAAACATTTGGATAGAAACAAAAGCAGATCTGGAGAAAATCGTGAAGATACATCCAGATAATATTCGTAGAGCTGATGCTGAGTAATGCCACGAAAACACAAAGACTTTATTAAGGCATGTGTTGACGCTGTAAAAGACAGTCCAATACCAGATACGTTTGCAAGGTGGACAGCTTTGTCTGCGATCTCTGGTGCATTGGGTAGAAGTGTTTGGTTTCCTATGCCTAACTACAATATAGGTTCTAATCTTTTTGTCATACTAATCGCATCGCCAGGCAGAAACAAATCAGTAAGTTTAATACTACCATTCTCAAAAGTATTTAGCAGACTTACTTCACCTGTTGGTGCGACAGAAGATGATCACAATTTTAATTCTGGATTAGATGATTATGGTTTACGTAAGTATCCTTTGTATAGTATACAAGATAGGATAACACCAGAGAAACTTGCAGTCGATATGACAAAGATTACTCGTATGGATATGCGTTTAGGTAATGAAGAAAATGGTTTTGAATTTTATGATTCGTCGTTGACTCTTGTTACATCTGAGTTTGGTACATTCATGGGTCGTAACGAACGATACTTACAAATGTTTTTAACAGACATGTGGGATGCAAAAGATTCTTACAGTCATAAAACTAAAACTGCTGGTGAGTATATAATACAAGGCCCTTGTTTAAATTGGATAGCTTGTGCTACACCTACACAGTTTGTAGAAAATTTACCAGAGGATGCTAAGTCACAAGGCTTGTTGTCTAGAATTATACCTGTGTTCTATGAAGGAGAAAAGATACCACAAGATCTTAGACAAAAAGTTATTAGTGAACATACTATCAATGAGTTGCGAAATGATTTAAGTAACGTAGCTAAGATGCATGGGCCTATGGAGTTTGAAAGAGATGCATTCGAAATAGCTAACCAAGATATCTTCGAGGGTGTGCAACCAGAACCTACTGATCCACACCTGTCAGAGTATTGTCAAAGACGTGTGTCGCATTTTTTAAAAGTCGCAATGTCTGTGTCAGCTTCACGATCTTCTACTCGTAAGATATCTATAGAGGATTGGGAGATTACAAAAGAGATTATGTTTGATATGGAAAAGTATATGCCCAAAGCTTTAGAAGGTTTTGGTATGGCCAAGACTGGTAGGATTGCACATGATATGAAGGTGTGGCTAGATGCCACACTCTTAGCTGGCGGCAGGAATCATATGCAGTTAAGGTTTTTTAAAAGAGAATTGTTACGGAAGATACAAAACCCTGGGGAGTTAGACCAGACTATAAAGGCTATGCAAGATTCTGGCTACATCAAGCTAGAAGGAAATCTAATTTTTCCAAAAAAGTAATTGCGTGCCAAACTAAATAATGTTATACTGCGAAGTTCGTGTGTTAACAGAGAGGAATTATGAAATTAAATATTGATATAACTAAAGATAATATGTTACCCAAGAATGCTGTGGATATCTTGCGTGACAGGTACATGTTGCCAGAAGAAATAAGTCCACAAGAATCATTTGCTAGAGCTTGTATGGCTTTCGCAGACAACAAGGCGCACGCTGAGAGACTATATAAATATGTATCTAATCTTTGGTTTATGTTTGCCTCACCCTTGCTATCTAATGGTGGCACAGACAGAGGCTTACCTATATCATGTTTCTTAAACTACGTACCAGATAGCAGGACTGGACTGGCTGATCACTATACAGAGAACATCTGGTTGTCTAGTATGGGGGGCGGAATAGGTGGTTATTGGGGTCATATTCGCTCACAGGGACAGTCAACTAGTAAAGGTAATAAAACCACAGGGGTTATTCCTTTTATGCACGTAGTGGACTCACAAATGGTAGCATTTAATCAGGGATCTACGAGACGTGGATCATATGCTAGTTACATGAACATCTCTCACCCAGAGATCATAGAGTTTATGGAGATGAGAAAGCCTAGTGGTGGTGACGTTAACAGAAAGAATTTAAACCTACATCATGGTGTAGTTATATCAGATAAGTTTATGAAGTCAGTAGAAGGAGACTTAGATTGGGATCTAGTAGATCCTAACAGCAAAGACGTAGTCAAGACTGTGAAAGCTAGAACCCTGTGGATAAAGTTATTAGAGACAAGAGTAGCAACAGGTGAACCATACATTATGTTTGGTGACACGGTACAAAAGGGGTTGCCAAAAGAATTAAAAGCAAAAGGTTTAAAGGTACATCAATCTAATTTATGTAGTGAGATTACTTTACCTACAGCAGAAGACAGAACAGCAGTGTGTTGTTTGTCTAGTTTAAATTTAGAATACTTCGATGAGTGGTCACAAGATGAAATGTTTATAGAAGATATTGTTAGGATGTTAGACAATACTTTAGATTCATTCATCAAATCTGCCCCCTCTACCATGTGGAGAGCAGTGAAGAGTGCTCAATCAGAAAGGTCTATAGGTTTAGGTACTATGGGTTTCCATTCTTACTTACAAAAGATTGGCATAGCTTTACAAAGTCCTATGTCTATGGGGCCTAACTTAAAAATATTTAAACACATAAAAAAGAAATGTGATAATGCCAACTACCTTCTTGGAAAAGAAAAAGGTGACGCACCAGATATGAAAGGCACTGGCAAAAGATTTTCACACATGATAGCTATCGCACCAAACGCAAGTAGCTCAGTTATATGTGGCAACACATCACCAAGTATAGAACCTTTGCGTGCAAATGCATTCTCTCAAAAAACTTTGAGTGGTTCTTTCTTGTTAAAAAATAAATATCTAGAACAACTATTAGAAAAGAAAGGGATGAATACAAAAGATGTTTGGTCAAGTATTATTACTTCTAGAGGAAGTGTTCAGCATTTGGACTTCCTCAATGCACACGAAAAGAACGTGTACAAAACTGCAATCGAAATCGATCAAGCTTGGTTGGTTGACCTCGCGGCCGAAAGACAAAAGTATATCTGTCAAGCGCAATCATTAAATTTATTTTTTGCACCAGACGCAGATGTTAGAAGATTAAATAGTATACACAAAAGAGCGTGGACAAAAGGATTAAAGACTTTGTATTACTTACGAAGTGAAGCTATCAAGAGGGCAGAGAATGTATCTTTAAAAGTAGAGAGAGAAATCAGAGCAGATAGCGACGAAGATGAATGCATAATGTGTCAAGCATAAGGAGGAAACATGTCAGTATTTGAAGCAAGAGATTATTATAAACCATTTAAATATCCGTGGGCTTTTCAAGCTTACGATCTACAACAGAAAATGCATTGGCTTCCTAGTGAAGTACCGTTACATGAAGATGTAAACGATTGGAATAATCGTATGGACAATGCAGAAAAAAATTTAGTTAAACAAATATTAACTTTCTTTACACAAGGAGATGTTGATATTGCACAAGCTTATATGGATGTCTACATGCCTATGTTCAAACAACCAGAGATAAGAATGATGCTGTCTGCTATCGCAACTAGTGAAGCAAACCACGCACACTCTTATTCTTTATTGAATGACACAGTAGGTATGGATGACAAAGAGTATCAAGCATTTCAAGAATACGCGGCCATGAACGACAAGCATGAATATCTCTGGCAAAATAAGGGGGGCACAAGGGATGAACAACTTGTTCGAGACATGGCTGTGTTCTCAGCATTTGGCGAAGGCTTGCAACTGTTTGCAAGTTTCGTCATGTTGCTGAACTTCCAACGTCATGGTAAGATGAAAGGTATGGGGCAAATTGTCGCATGGTCTATCCGTGATGAGTCACATCATGTAGAAAGTATGATTAAATTATTTCATTGCTTGCTTGATGAGAAACCTCACGTTTGGAATGACAATTTTAAAAAGAGTTTATATGAAATCTGCAGAGACATGGTGACTCTTGAAGATAGATTTATTGACTTGGCTTTTGAGTTAGGCCCTGTTGAAGGACTAGAACCTCATGAAGTTAAACAATACATACGACACATAGCTGACCGCAGGCTGTTGCAACTAGGATTAAAACCAAACTTTGGTGTTAAAGATAATCCTTTGGAATGGGTAGACTGGGTAGTTAGTGGTGTAGAGCATACAAACTTTTTTGAAAATAGATCTACAGAGTATGCAAAAGGTACACTTAAAGGGAGTTGGGCAGATGCTTTTTAGCTTGACACAAAATCCAAAGTGTGTTATTATTACAGGATAAGGGGGGCAGAAAGGCAAGCTGATTTAGGTTGGTTTGCCTTTAGCTTTTTTAGGAGAAGTGTGTGAAAAAATTTGAAGGTATAAGTAAAGACAAGTTCATTGGCGGATGGTATATATCCCATGACATTTGTGACAAGTTGGTAGAATGGTATCACGACAATAAAAAATTTCAAGTTAAAGGTGTGGTTTATAATAAACACCTTGAAGGTAATCTGGCTACTGATCCCAGTTATAAAGAGTCAACTGAGATAGGCATCTCACATGAAGATGAACAGTATCCAATTAATCAATACAGGGTCGAGCAACAAAGAGTTTTAAAAGCATACCTCAGAGAGTATCCAGATTGTAATCACATGCTCGATGGTTTTAATATAAACGAAGCGTTTAATATACAACACTATGCTCCAACCCAAGGTTTCAAAAAATTACATGCCGAAAGAACTGGCGTTCCTATATCTAAAAGAGTTTTAGTATTCATGACATATCTTAATGACGTGCCAAACGGAGGTACAAAGTTTCCAAGCCAATCATTTACAGCACCTGCAGAAAAAGGTTTAACATTGATATGGCCTGCGGAATGGACTCATGCCCATGTGGGGCAGATCAGTCCGAGTAACGAGAAGTATATTATAACAGGATGGTATTCATTTAATGAATGAGTTTACAAAAGAAGAATTAAAAAAATATATAAAAGAATATCAAGTGAAAGGACGAACAGCGTATGCTAGATCAAGAAGTCGTACGACAGATATTAAAGATGCTAGAAAATTTCATGCAGAATATTTAGACTGTCAAGCTATGATAAGAAATATTAATTATAAAATGAATCACGATACGTGGTTGTATGATGATCTTCCTAATGGTCATCTTGTGAAACATTTTAGAGTGGTAGCATCTGGAGATGCCGACAAGATAGGTAAACTAGTAGATGCTTTTGGAAGGGAATATGATGTACCAAGAAAGAGAAACTAAATATGATGGGTATGCTAAAAAATTATTCTATGATTTCAGACGAACCAAGAAAGGCAGAGTGCCTATCTGGGAGAAGTTAGATTTTAAAGATCGTGACGAGTGGCGTGGTATCGCACAATCTTTAAAGAGAGAACGAAAAGAATTTAGAAAACAGGAGATAAAACATGGACACAAATTTACAAAAAGCAGTGAACGCTTTAGTGTTAGCCAAAGGAAATAAGTCCGAAGCAGCTAGACGTTTAGGTATTCCAAGACCAACTCTGTGCGACAGAGTATCCAAAGCCAAGAGACAAAACATAACACCATCGGTGAAGTCTCCAGATTTAGAAGTAGCTTTGGCAGAACAAAAGATGACACACGATATACAGATACGTGATCTTAAAAGTCAATTAGAAGAAGCAACATTGCAAAATGTTACAGCTAGTTATATACGCAAGCACGTATTTAAACTGGGAGAGTATGATCCGACACCACCTAAGTGGACGATTAAATCTACGCCATCTAAGAACACACCAGGTGTGCCTACATTATTCTTGTCAGACTTTCACTACGGTGAAGTCGTTAAGAAAGATGCTGTTAATAATCTAAATAACTTTAATAAAAAGATATCACAAGATAGATTAAAAAGCACTGTAGAAAATGCAATAGACTTATGCCATAATCACATGGTCAATCCTAAGTACCCTGGTATAGTATTAGCTTTGGGTGGTGACATGATGTCTGGTAATATACACGATGAGTTAACTGAATCAAATGACGGAACAACAATCGATCATGTGTTAGAGTTGTTTGATCAGATGATCTGGACAATTAGTACATTAGCTGATAAGTTTGGTAAAGTATTTGTACCTACGTGTTACGGTAATCACTCTCGTGCTTATCAACAATATAGAAATAAAGAAGCGGCACATTTAAGTTTTGATTGGATGCTGTATAATTTATTAGAGAAACATTTTAAATCTGTTAATGATAACAGAATTAAATTTCAGATACCAACTGGATTCGATACGTATTATAAAGTATACGACACTACATATCTACTAACACACGGGGATAGACTCGGTGTGCGAGGAGGTACAGGTATTGTTGGAATGCTTGGGCCTATTGCGAGAGGAGTTCAGAAGGTTAGATCAGAGTATACAAACCTTGGCAAGTCCATTGACTATGTTATCATGGGGCACTTCCATCAGTATATATCTATCAAAGGGGCCATTGTAAATGGCTCACTTAAAGGCTATGACGAGTACGCAATGAGTAATCGTTTTGCTTTTGAGATACCTAAACAAGCTTTATGGTTTACGCATCCGCAACATGGTATTACCTTTCAAGTACCAATCATATGTGATGAAACACCTGTGAAAAAACGGGGTAAACAATGGCTTCAGTGGGCCGCATAAATCTGATTCATTGGGGGCTTGAATGTGCCCCCTTTGTCTGATATAATACTATATTGGAGGTTACTATGGAAAATAACAAATGGACAGAAGATCAACAATTCCAAATGGGTATTGTTAAAGTAGGCGGAGACGCCGTAAAAGTAGAAGAACCAAAGGAAGACAATGGCGATCAGCAGAGCGGGGATTAGTAAACAATTAGAAGGTAGACGTAAGACTCCACCTAAGCATCTAGAACACAAAGTTACGTTTGGTAAATCTTTTAAAAATAATAAAAGACCTGTGTACAAAAAGACTAAGATTGCCGTAGCAGATTTAAAACCAAAGAAAACTTTTGCACAAATAGAGAAATCAATCGGCGCAAAGTAACATGATAAAAGTATTTATGGCAATAATAATTACATCAATGCCCGAGTGGCCGTCAGTTAAATACCAAGGATATTTATATCCAGATATGCAAACTTGTTTAGAGTCAACTGAAATGTATGTACAAAATTATAAGGACTATGCTAGTAGCCAAGGAGATACTCAAGCTCTCTTTAGCTCTATATGTTTTGAAGTAGATTCATATCCGATCAGAGCATTCAACGATATAAGTTTAGGAACATAATGCCAGAGTGTACTAACTGTGGTCATTCGTGTCATTGTAGCAATGGCGGTTCTTGTTTGGGCGGTGAATGTGAATGCGCTAACTGTGAACACGAAGGCACAGAAGCCGAAAGGTTATGGGATGGCGGGTATTAAAGATTTGTTTTCTCAAATTACCACGTTAATTGATGGTACTAAAATGGATAACATATTAAGAGATGAATATGGTTTAAGTAATGAAACGCTAAACAACTACGCTAGCACAGTAGCTGGTATAGAAAGTGACGGTGGTCAAAACTTAGAAAACCCAGACTCAACTGCTAAAGGTGTATATCAATTTACTGATGCTGGATTTAAGACAGCTGTTCAAAGAGCAAAAAATGTTTATGAAGCAAAAGGTTATACTGTTCCTTTGTGGTTAGAAAAAGCTGAGGAAACAGGTGTGATGGGTTTAAACGAAGCACAACAAAAAGATTTATTCTTTGCAAACTTACAACAAAATCCAGATCCTACTATGGATCTATTAAAAAAATATGAAGAAGGTGATAACAAAGCTGGCTATGATTTATATGCTAAGTATCACCACACCAAACCAGACAAAGCTACTAAAGACAGAGCATATAAATTCTTTGGTATAGATTCATAATGAATGGAATGGTTAATAGCAATTATTACAGGAGTGATTGTCCAAGAGGGCATAAAGGAAGTAACACAAGTAACAAATGGAGGAACTAGAATGTTAGGAGGATTGCCTGTAGAAATGATTACAATGCTTGGCTCAAGTGTACTTGGTGGAGTTATGTCCATCTGGTCACAGAGTATTAAAGCAAAGCAAGATGAACAAAAGATGTTATTAGCGAGAGCTGATAAACAAATGTCTTTCGTAGAGAAAGCAAGAACATATGAGAACAAAGGGTTTCAATTTACTAGAAGAATTATAGCTTTAACTGCTGTATTTTTTATTATTGCTTGGCCTAAAATTGTACCTGTATTTTTTGATACAAGTGTATGGTTAACATGGACTGAATTTAGCAGAGGATTTTTATTCTTAATTGAGAAAAAAGAAATAGTTATGGACAAAGAGTTCTTTGGTGTAGTTATTACTCCATTGGATACTCACCTAATGTCAGCAATTATTGGATTGTATTTCGGAGGTAGTCTTGTTAAAAGATAATTTAATACTAGCTTTTATACTAACGTTTATACTTTGTGTTAGTAGTATACCAGCATATGGAGATTCAACAAATGATGCAAACAGTCAAACAAATTCTTCGGGTAGTAATACCCAGATCACAGGTGGATACACCTCGACAACGACTAACTCCTACTCTGGGGGGCAAACAAACACCACAACGAGTACCACTTCATCAAACACGAACGGGTCAGAAATACCACCGCCTTCAGCGAACAGCCCATCCTATTCAAGCATGTCTCAAGACGTTTGCTCAATGGGTGTTAGCGGTTCTGTTAGCACTGGTGTATTTGGGATTTCTGGCGGCAAACATGTAGTCGATTTAAACTGCGAGCGTATCAAGCTTGCTAAAGTGTTGCAAGACTTTGGAATGAAGGTAGCAAGTGTGGCAGTATTGTGTCAAGACCCTCGTGTCTTTTCTGCGATGGAAGCTGCAGGAACGCCGTGTCCATACTCAGGCCTCATAGGCCCACAGGCTGCGGAAATGTGGGAAAAATATCCTGAACTTAGACCTGATTACGAAGAGCATCTTGTTAAAGAACAAGTAGTTGCTAAAGTAAATGCAGAGTTACAAGCAATAGAAGATGAACGTATCGCCGCAGAAGAAGCAGAAGCTGCAAGAATAGAAGCTGAAAGAATTGAACAAGAACTACTAACATTAAAGGAGCAAGATGAAGTTAACGATATCGAGCCTGTTATTGACCCTTTGCCTGTTAACGTCCACAGCGACTAGTACAGAAGTAAACACAGGAAACATTCTTTCCAATTCTACTTTTGGGACAGGCGATACTACAACTACAACTGGTTGGTCAACAGACGGTGACGAAGGTATCCACACGCACGGTGCTTGGAATGGATTTCCATATCAAACAGGCATGGATGACAGTGGAGGTGTGTTAGCATTTGAAGGACATGAAGAGGATAATGTACACCAAGATGTAGATTTAGTTGATGATGGCCATTTAACACAACATCAAATGAACCAAGGTTTTACCTCAACTATGGGGGCAGACGTATGGTTTTGGAATAATATAGAAAACACACTTACTCTTAAACAAACTATTACAGGAGCTGATGGTTCAGTATCTACACAAGTCAGAGAGATAACTGGCACTAGCGGTACAACTGGTAATAAGTTTACAAACTATACAAATCAATACATCCAAGGTTCAAATACACAAACAGATATTACAATTAGAGCAGAGTTATTTAATGAAACTGCAGGCACAGCTTATGACAACTCTCATCGTGGGCCAGATGTAGATAATGTTACATTAAATGTAACGTATAAAGATATACCCCCTATCAATGAAGATGCACAAGAATCTATAGATAATATTGATGAAGATATTGTAGATATAATAGAAGATATACCAGAAGATTTCTTTGAAGAAGAATTTACTTTTGAAGACGAGTTTATTATGATCGATGTTCTTCCAGAAATAATAGAAGAAGACATGTACTTTGAAGACTTTGAATCTTTCGAAGAGTTTGAAGAGATGTTTATGATTTCAACGGAAGACATAGATATAATAGAAGAAGCTGACATGGAAGTTATTGAAGAAGAAGAAATAGAAATAGCGGAACTAGAAGCAGAAATGGAAATGGAAGTGGCAGAGATGGAAGAAGTCGAGTCACAACCAGAACCTGAAGCTGAACCTGAGATGGAAATCACAGAAGAAGCTACCATAGAAGAAACGGAAGAACCAACAAAGGAGGTTCAGAATGAGGAGACTATGGAAGATACTGGTGAATCAATGGAAGAGGAGCCAGAAAACAAAGAGAGCGTATCGGAGGCTGCTGAGGATGAGAATGAAACAACTGAAGAAGCAGAACCTGATAGCGAAGAATCTGAGGACACCGAGATACAGACTGCAGAGACAGGAGACAAAGAAAAGATATCAACGGAGTCCGAGAAACAAATTGAAATATCTACAGATGTTGGAGGAACTACAGTAGAACTTAAGAAAGTTGACAAGCAACTTAGCAAAATTGATAAGATGTTAATCCAACCAGAACTAGATTCCTATGAGGAGGTAGAGTTTTACGAGTCTAAAGATATTTATCAAGATGCTAACTTAGAATTATTTGAGAATCAGGTGGACTTGGGTGGCTACAGTGTACAAATATATGCTGGTGTTACCCTGTCTGCCTATTCTATGAATGATCCTATGCAGATTTTCGAAGAAAGAATGGAATTTTTATCTAGACAAAAGCTATCTCTTATGATAGAATTAAAAAAACTAAAGGGCAATTAATGAAAATAATAGAGAAACTTAGTACATACGCCGCACTAATAGGTGTAATAGGTGCAATCGGTGGAGGCTTTTATACATGGGGTCAGTTCAATACCAGACTTGATGCAATAGAATCTACACCACCAGTTAATTTATCTTCGCTAAAAAATAAAGATAAAGAATTAAATGCTAAAATAGATGAAGCATTGTTATATGCTAATGAATATAAAGTAGACTTAATAGACAGAATTAAAAAGGTAGACGATAAGATTATACCTGTAGATTTAACAACAGTATTTAAAGACATAGCTAAAGTCAGAGAACAAATGGCTATGATTGACATACCTAATATTGATGGACTTAAAAAAGATATTAAGGAAATCAAAAAAGCTTTAGGTGAAATAGAAAAGAAACTTGCTGTAGTAGCAAAAGAAAACGAATTACAAGATATACTTATGGAAGAGATGAAGACAAGGGCTAATAACCCTTTGGCTAATTAAGACCTAACGTCTCTCTTAATCTTAATTTTTCTGCGATTGTTTCCTGCTTGCCTTTTATGATGGCATAGTTAGGATCAGATGCTCTTAATGCATCATCAAACTTTCTGCTTAAATCTGGTATAAACATTTTAGTAGGATTGTTTTGATTGTGTTTCATAATATCCTTATATATGTTTTGTATATCAGCGTTACCTTCATTAATTAAACTACCGTTTTTATTTTTACCACCCATAATTATTTTTATATAAGCATTTTCTATTCTTGCATTCATTCTTTGTTTAAATGTATTTGTTGCTCTATCCATCCTACGCATTAAGAATAATGCTTCTCTATTTTTAGCTATCTCTGTTGGTGTAAATCCTAAAAATTGTTTTAGCATATCAACTGCAGCTATGTCATCTGTTACAACAGAACCATATGATGAAGTTATGTAACCTTCGCCAAACATATAGTCCATACTCTTAAGAGGATTTCTAACTCCAAGTGGTAAACTGTTAACTACTACATCACCCCATCTACCTTCTCTAAATCCAAGAGTAGCTAAATTATTAAAGCCATCTATAAATACAGAACCTGGTGCACCTAAGAACTCTTCTGCTCTTGCACCCGTGTCTACACCCGTAAGTGAAAGTGCTGCTCTGATCTGCGTAGACCAGGGGGCAACACCAAAACCAATACGTCTTTGCACGTCAACACCCATGTAAGAACTAATCAATCCAGACTCCAATGCTTCTATCATAGAAGGACTCCAGCCTGCTTCATATAACATGTTTCGAAATTCTGTTCTTACATCTGAATCTACTCCTGTTATGTTTCTTTTAACTAAGTTGTATATATCTTCCCCATCTTCACCGCCTGGCAATCCAAACAGACCACCTGTCATTAACATCATTAACATAATACGAGCAAATGCACGGCGGCCTACTCTATTTTGTAACGCAGTTTTATCTGCTGCCATTCCAAAAGGGTTAAGTAAACGGTATAACAATCCAAACATTTGACTGATGTATGTCATAAATAAAGCAGGTAATGAACCAAACCCTCTGGCTAATTGTGGTCTGTTTTCTTTACCATATACACCAAATGTTTCTTCAACCATAAATCTAGCAAAAGCTTCTGGCGTATTACCGTATCTATCTTTTTGATTTTGATAATCTAAATCATTGCCATACAATGCTTCTGCGTTTTCTAATACTTTAGGATCTTTACTTGCTAATCTATAAGCAGCCATGAAAGCTGTCATACGTGAAGCCGCTTCAAAAGTATTGAATGCCCCACCTACAAATACATTTTCAAATTTTCTAAAATTTTTTCTTGCTGCTTGTTGCGTTCCTACTTGTGTACCGCCTGGGCCTGGTACGATACCAGCCTCTTGCATAGCTTGTCCTTGTTTAATTGTACCATCTGCTACTGCTGTAAATATAGCGTCTTTTAATCCAGGTACATCATCAAATACTTTATTAAAATCTAAGAAAGCATCTTCATATTGTCTGCCAGAAATTTTAGCCATGCTCATTGCATCACCTGCGGCGTTAGTTAACTCTGAAGCTGCGCTTACTGTGCCTGACATTTGTGATAGTATAGGCCCTGTGAATTGAACCAAAGACATTGTTTGTAACATAGCTGATGATATGTTACCACCAAGATACCACCAGAATCCCATGCGTCTAAAGTTAGCAAACTCTTGTACAGGATCTTCTGTGTAATCAAAGAATGATTGTGTTGCTTCTTGTAAATTGGTATCTCCTTTAGCCTGTGCATCTTTTATGGTTTCATTGTAATGGTGACTTATTAATGGTTGATATCTATTACGTGCTATTGCTTCACTGGCAGTCATTATGTATTGCATTGTTGCTCTTGTAAAATCTGCACTATAACCTGGCACACCTTCTAGTCCTACACTTCTATCTCTTGGTGTTCTATATGCACCTATAGGGGTAATGTCTTTATCTAAACCTTTTGCCGCTAATACTTGTCTCATTTCTTTCATAGCTTCTTGGAATCTTCTTGCGTTTGTATCTGACATAAACTGTGATAAATATTCTACAGATACTGTAGGCCCTGCTTGTTTTATTAATCTTCTTACTTCTTGAATAGTCATTACTGCTGGTTGACTTACAGTTGCATTGGGATATTTTGCAACAAGTTGTGAACGTTTAGCAAGAGCTTTTTTCATAGCCGATCTATTTCCTAGTGTCTCTGTGCCTATAGAACCTTCAAATGTTTCGTACCATATAGTGTTTTCATTATCATCTTTTACTGTAATAAACACATTACCAAATCTTTGCAATGGTACGTATGGTCTACTCATGTAACCTTCTGCTATACTAGCTTCTTCTAATAATTTGTTAAGACCTGCATCTTTATTACCTAACAATCTGTTTATTATTTCAGCAAACTCTCCTGTCACCATACCTCTGCCTATCATTACATTTGATAAATTGTCTACAATAAATTTTATTTGTCTACTATCTAAATTTTCTAAGGCATATAGCTGTTGTTCTCTTGCAAGACTATCGAACTCTTCTTTATTTAATAAGTTTATTGTGCCCCCTTTTCCGTCAGATGATACTCTAATTTCATCACGCAATCTAGGAAAGAAGGTACGTATTACATCTAGGGCTTCAGTTAAATCTTCTGTATGATCTCTTGATATCGTAGCTTTTAAGTCTTCTTTTATTATAGCTGCCATAACTGACTGATGATCTTTCATAGCCATCGCAACATCACCTGTTAAAATTACAACTTCTCCTGCTGTTACATCAAGATCTGACGCACCACCATCTGCTGGAGCAACAAATACTAACTCACCATTCTCATTAAACTCTGGGAACTTGCCTGTCATCTCCATAATAATATGTGCTTTGTTCATTCTTTCATTTGCTACAGGATCTTTTTTAACTTCTAGATATCTTTCTTTTAAAGCAGCAGTTAAAGACATTTGTAAAGATCTAGATTTAAATATCTTATTCATAACGTTTGCATACATCAATCTAAATTTTGGAAATACTTTAGCATACGATCGTGCGTGCCCTAGTATTCTAGAGGGGAATGACATCTTTCTAGGAGTTGCTTGTGAACCTGGTTCATACGCAGTCTCACCATCTTTAATTGCTTTTTTCATTTCGTTGAGTGCAGTTCTTTTTTCCTGTCTGTTCATTCTATTAACAGGATCTTGTATCTCACCCAACTCATATCTAATTGCAGGGTTGTTAGCAAAATTGTTAATATAAGGTTTAGTAAAATTGTAGTTAGAAATGTTACCTTGCAAGTCAGGCATGTTCATAAAGCCTTCATACACTTTTTTACCCATCATGTTTGCTATTGTTCCAGGCTCTGTTGTACCTCCTTGTGCAGTTAACAGACCTTCAAATAAATAATTAGATAAAAAAGTTTTGTTTCTTAAATCACTTCTACCTGTTCTATTATTTTTGTATGCTGCGGGATCTCCTGTTCTTTTAAATCGTACAGCTACAGGTATCTTTGTATTGCCAGTATTCAAAGCTTTGATTGTAGTTACTCTGTGCCTACCTTCATGTGATACCACTCTACCTATACCACCTGTTTCGTTTATTTCTATTTCAATATAAGGCACTCCAAATCCTACATTATCCTGGGCCTGTTCTATCATAAAGTTTGTAGTTCTTTCAGTGTAATCCGTTTCTACATCTAATGGTGGAACCAAAGCTAAGAATTGATCCACAGTTAGTGGCATATACATTGACGTATAAGGGGCAGTAATATCTATACCTCCTATACCTGCTAGACCTGTACGAAACTCTGGCTTCTTGCCTTTTGGTTCTGTAGTAGTTGCATTTTCTAATCTTGTTTCTAATTCTACCCTAGCTTGTAACGGTTTCTTTAAATTTTTTATTCTGTTTATAGTTCTTTGTAATTGTTTAATCTCTTGTTGCTCCCTAATGTCTCTGTTCCTAAGAGGAACAAGAGTATCTTTAATAGCCTCATCAACGTAAGCTTCTGCTTCTGCTAATGTTCTAAACCTGGTGTCAGTTAAAAAAGTTGCTATAACATTTTTCTGAAACTCTAAAGTTGCAGGATCATCTGATGCTAATCTATTACTAGAAACTAAAACACCCATGGGATTTATGCCCATAGTTTTTTCAATGTTAGCTTCAATTTTTATTTTTTCTATGTCAGTTCTAGCTTGTATTCTTTGCCCTATGATTCCTGTTTGCACTGCATCAAAAATATCATAAGCATTGTTAAATCCATTTTGTTTAAAACTAAAACCAAGTAAAGATAAGAAAGCTTTTATTCTATCAAATATTTTTTGTAATGTAGTTCTGTCACCTGTGTATTGTTTTGTAAAAGATTCGGGTGGTGATTTACCTACTTTTAAAAATGCCTGCATTGCTTTAGCAATACCTTCTTCTACTTGTAAAGCTTTGAATTGTTGTGGTGTAAATGAAGGATAACTTTCTTTAACATATAATTCTTCTATATTATAATCTTTTATAAAAAATTCTTCTGAAGCTTTTGTTAATACTTGCCATTCTTGTTTTGTAAATAATCCCATGCTTTTTAAAGCGTGTATAGCTTCATGATTTAAAGTACTAAATGCTTTATCAAATAACTTTATTTTTTCTTGTGGAGTTGCTTTATTAAATTCATCTATATCAAATGCAACATGAATCATACTTAAATTAATAGAAGGATTTAATTGATCAGGACTAGTTATTAAACCTTCATCTATTGCAGCTTTAGCTCCTCTATATGCAGCACCAGCCATTGCATTTTCAGGCAAGAATGCACCTACTGTGCCTGGCCCTCTTAACATATCAGATGCAGCATAAGACATCATGCCTATGTCTACAGTTGCTAATCCCAATTTGTTTGCTTCTTGTCTAAGCACTTCCATTATTTGAATTAAATTAGCATAAACTTTTGTTTGCAGTTGTGGATAATCACCTGTTGGTACGTTGTCAGGTTCTTTGTTAAGCATTGTATACTCAGAATAAATGTCTTTCTTTTTAAACTCTGTGTCTGTTTGATTTAATTTTTTACGATATTTATTAATAGTAGACTTCATAGAACGCTCAGTAAACTCATTCCAATTTAGTATAGGTTCTATACTCATAGATTCAAGCATTTTATTTATTTGTATTCTGGACTCTAAAACTTGTCCTAACATATTTTGATATACAGGTAGTTGTTCAGTTGCATTTTTTCTAACAATAGGATCTTCTGATTGAAGATTACGTTGTAGGTTTACTATAATATTATCGTAAGTTTTAAAAGCAGTAGGTGATAGTATAGGTACAAGTGAGAACACACCTTTTGGAGCTAGACCATTTATTAACACATGCTCCCCTGTGTTTCTAAAGTCTGCTAAATCTTTTTTAGCTTGTTTGTAACTCTCACTTAGTTTGCCGTATTGAAACTCAGCTACTCTTATTTTATTTTTTAAAGCTTGTTCTAATTCTTTTAACTGTGGATCATTTATTTGTTTACGCTTCCAACCATCCCTGTCTAATTTACTTGCCAACTCTAATACAATTCTCATTCTAACTTCTACAGGTTTATCGTAAAGATTTTCAAATGACATCTCTTCTGTGTATGTGGATGGATCATATTTAGTTGCAGGTATTAATCTGTCACCAGATAAACTTGCTTTCTCTTGAGCAGTCAATGGTTCATTCTTAGTTAGTTTCTCGCCAATCTTTTGTTGTACTTTAACTGGGCCCCCTAGTATATCTGGTATAGAACTAAATCTAGTTCCATTTTTTATTATACTATCTAATAATCTTTTACCAGAAGACTCGGTGTTGTTCACAGGATTGATGTTACCTCTAATTCTTTCGTTGACATAATTCTGCCCCCTTTCACCAAAGTAACCTAAATCATTTAATTGTTTATTTTGATCTTCAGATATAGCAACTTGGTCTGATAAACCTGCCGCTTGTTCTGCAAACTCTTGAGTTCGCCAAAACGGTAAGTCTTCTCTGATGGCTTGTTCTAATTCATTGTCAGGAACTCCGTCATACTTAGCAAATGTTTTATCTAGTTTAGGTATAAAATTCAACAGATCAGTTTCTCTGTCTTCTTGCGGCGTTGCCTCAAATGTTTTTCTTTCTTCTCTTTGTGTTTCTCTATCTCCAATAATTCTATTAGCTACGTTACGTACAATTATATTGTCGCCTTTTAAAAATGTAGTTACTTCTGTTTCTTGTGCAGAATTAAGATGACCTGTTTGTACCATCTTTTTCTTTAAACTTGTATGTTCTTTTCTGGTAGCGTCATTTAATTTATTGGTAGTTGCTTGTCCGTCGTATGCAAAATTTTCTTTTTGGTCTGGTACTTCACCACCACCTGATGGATCTTCTACTACATTTACTTTACCCAGTTCACCAGGTCTTAGGAAAACAGTAGCTTGTTTAATTGCATCTGATTGTAAAACAAAAACAGTTTCAGTCCCTTGACCTTTTACCATTTCTATATCAGCTGTACCTAAAACTTTAAACTTAGGTTTGCCAAACATTTTTTCTAACTGTGCTTGACGTTCTGTATCTACATCAGCATTATATTCATTGTCTATTGTAACTGTGTTGCCAATGTCAAAGGGGGCAGATTGGATTGGTTCTTGTGCTGGATCAGTGTTTAATTGAGCCCCCAGTGTTGTACCGTCTAATGTATCTTTAGATACACCACCCATTCTGCTCCAAACTCTTAAAGCTTTTACACTTGGATTAACTGTACCAAACGGCATACCACCAAAGAAACCAGCGGCTGCTGCCTCACCTAATTGTTTAGCAAAATCTTTATTGTTAAACATGTCATCAAAACTTTTACCAGCTTCTATTCCAGCTGCACCAGTTGTTATTGTTTCTTGTATTGCTTCTGCTAAACCTTCTTCTAATCCTGTTTTTCCTGCTTCTGTTAAAAATTTACCAGCTAATCTTGTTTTGTTAATTTTGCCATCTGCAGTTACTAAACCTTTTAACAAACCGTTTTTTACTGCTTTTGCTGCAGCTTCTTTACTTCCAAAAGTTCTAATTAAAGCAGTAGGTATAGCACCAATACCTATAGATTCTGCAGCTGCATATGGTATAGCTGCTGCAACTGATAACGCTAAGTTAACATCATCTGTTTCTTCTGCTTGTGCTAAATAAGTTTCACCTAAACCAAACATAAATCCACCTAACGATCGTCCTGCTATACTGCCTGCTACAGCACCGCCATATGTACCTAGTCCAGGGGCAAGTATACTACCAGTTATTGCACCGACACCACCACCTACAAAACTTAATAGTAAAGTAGGAAAACTAGTAGCCGCAGCTTCACCAAATTTTTCTCTTGCGTATTTTGTAAAAGCAGTTAAGTGTTCTTCATCATTTATAATTTCTTCTATTGTTCCTACACGAGATAATAATTTACCTTCGTCATCTACTTGGTAAACAAGTGCGGCTTTGTCAAACATGTATTGATCTGCAGCACGTTTGGCTTCTTGCCTAGCTTCTTCGTTTCCAAAAAAATCATTCGCAAATGCTAATATACCTTGGCCTACAGCTTTTGTACTAAGCCATCCTTTTTTAACACCTGAGGTTAGGTGCCAGTCATCTAAGTTATCTAGTTCTAATTGATTAACAGGTTGCAGACCATACTTAAAAGCAAAACCTTTTTCTGCTAAAGTTTGTTCTACGTAATCTGATTTGAGGTATTGGTCTATTTGGTCTTGAGTAAAGTCTGCAGGAACTGCAATACGTGGTGCCTCAGGCACTTCGTCAAATTTAATATACTTTACTTCTTCTACCATAATAACCTACAATGTATTCAGGACTCGCGTCCTTAGTTATAGTTGTTACTGAGGTTTGTAAGGTACATCATTGCTTCCGCTAGACGACGTACCACCCAGTTCACCAGTTATCAAACCTTGAATATCTTTTATTTGTTTTATGATAGTCTCAGTCTCTTGACCTGCTGCTTGTGCTTGTAATAATTGTTCGTTTAAATTTTTTAATGTTTCTGAATAAGATGCTAAGTTTGCAGACAAACCTTTGCCTCTTAACTTTTCACCAATATACGTAACAAAAGCTGCAGTGCCAGGTACAAGACCTGCGGCTACAGCTTGTTGTGATAACTCTTTCATAGCAGTTGTATAATACTGCATAGGATTTGCACGTTGACGAGCCAACGCTACGTCTGCTAAAGTTTTTGCTTCTGCTTGTCTTTTACCAACACTTCGTTTTTCACCTTGTTCAGAACCTACAATTAAATCTCTTGCTAAACTTCTAGCTTCTCCTGGATTTGTTGGTCTGCTAATTTCTGCACCTATACCACCAAGTTGATCAAAGAATTTTTGTCTAGCATCTGCATCTGTTTTTAATTTCTCCATCATCTTGCCAAAAACACTCATGTTTGCTAGTCTATCTTCTTCAGCTTTTGCAGCATCTTCTGATTCTTTTTTAATTTTGAACGTGGCCAATTTGTTTTTCATAAAGTCATCCATTGCAAAATCAGGATCAGATTTAGTTATAATTTTTGGTAATTTTCCTAATATAGTGTCTCTTAAATCCAGAGGCAAATCGTCTATTGACATATCTGGAGTAAGTATTCCTGTGCCTTTGTTTTCTTTTATTGCCATTACTTAAATATACTCCCATAAATGTTAGCACCTTGCATACCCATACCAAGTAATTGACTTAGGAATGGTGCAGGTCTTTGACCTGGAGTCTGACCAACTGATGTTGTTTTCTGTCCAAATGGTGCACCTCTAATTATATCGGATACAAATCCAAGTTGTTGTTTTGGATAATCTCTTTCTTGTAAGAAATCAGTATAAGCAATATCCATAGCGGATTGACCTTGACCTCTTTGTAATCCACCGATACCTTGAAGTAAACCTATGTCTGTTTGCTCACCAAGTTGCCCCCTCGTACCAATACGACTCATAGCTTCTGCTGAAGTACCTTGTTGTTTTCTATCTTGTTGTGATGCTTTTAGTGCAGTGTCATATGCAGATGCTTGTGCCTTGGTATATAAATCACCAAGACCTGATTGTAAATTCTTTTGTCTCTCTGCTTCTAATACTGCAAAACGTGTGTTATCTAATCCGCCTGCACCTACAGCTTTCGCTGCAATGTTTTGTTGTTCTATTAAAGATTGATCTTTTAATTTACCTGCTGCTACGTCTGCAACCTTAGTCATATAATCTGTCATGTACGGATCAACTGAACCCAATGCTGGAGCACCTGATGCTGTAGCTGCGGTATAAGCTTGATCTTGTTTTAAACCAGCAATACCCTGCATCTCTCTTGCTTTTTGAAATGCACTTAATTCATCTTGACTAAACCCTGCAAGTCTTGGGCCTGTATATGGTACAAATCCTTCTTTAGCTACATCCATAGATGAACCTATTATTTGTGCTGTTGGTTCTGCTATATATTTTGGTATTTCAGTAGTACTTATATTAGTTGTCTCTACTGGTGGTGGATTGCTAGATCCAAATAAAAAATCAAATATTGCCATTATGCTACTCCGCTGTAAATTACGTTACCATCTTCATCAAAAAATTCATTATCGCCTTCTCCTAGAAAATCTTTTCTTCTTTTTATATACTGTGCAAAAGGCTCAAATTGATTAGAACCACCTTGTGTTGCATACTTCATTACATCTTCCACAGTACTTGGTGATGTAGTAAATCTTCTTCCTACAGGAACTTCTTTACCCTCAAACATCATAGTGCCTGGTATATCAAATTGTCCTGCATATTCGTTTTGATCTGGTGTTTCTGTGGCAGTTTCTTCTTGTGTTGTTGCTGCGGCTGTGCCTTGGCCTGTATTAGGTTTGTTGTCACCTCTGTCTTGTTCTAATAATTTTCTACCTTCTTCAATCGCTTGTGTATTTCCTCTAGTAAAATCTATCTTACCTTGTGCTTGTAATTCTGCTAAGTTTTTAAAATCACCTGCGGTTTTTGGTTTCTTACCTTCTTTAAAATTACCCTTATTATCAAAGTAATAATTCTTCGGATCAAATGATTTATCAAAACTATCTGTTCCTGTATATCTTTTAATTAAAGATTCAACTTTATCTGATGCCGTACCTTCCAATCCACCTATAGAATCTCCTGCTGCAGTTTTTTCACCTGAACCTAAAGCGTTATCTAGTTCATCTTTGTATTTATCAAAATAGTAATTAGCTCTTGTTGGATTTTCTTTTAATGATCTTAATACAGCGCCAAGACCCGTACCTACATCTGATGGATCTGAACTAAATAAATTTTCAACTGATTGTCTTTCTCTTGCATCTAAAAATTCTGCTAAAGCGTCTGCCCCTTTTAATGCTAAGAACGGAAGATCTCCCATCTTATCACCTGCTGCTTTCATAAGGTCTACTATACTAGTGCCACCTGATTGTATACCCATCTTAGCTGCTGCCAATGCTTCTAATTCTTTTTGTTTTTGATCAGTAACTTTAGTAAAAGTTCCAGGCTTATCAGCTTGTCCTGGAGCTGGTACAAAATCGCTTCCTGTAAAAACTGTGCCACCGTCACTTCCACCTACTGCCATACCACCTTGACCACCACCAGCACCAAATTGATTTCCAGATTGACCACCTCCGTATACGCCGTAGTCTTCTGAACTTTCTTGTCCACCAAAGCCACCACCAATACTACCTCCAGTATCTTGTGTACTACCACCACCAATGCCTCCACCTGGTGTAGAAAAGAAATCATCTAAACTTGCTATGCCTCCAGGCCCTTCATTTGGTTTGCCTTCCATTGAGCCATGTATGTTTGCTTTAACTAGTAAATCTTTTTCTTCATCTGTAATGTAAGCCAGTTCTGTAGGTATTGAGTCTGCATGAGATTGAGCACGTAATGGTACATCAACTGTTGGTTGCTCACCTAAGAAATTTATTTTGCCCCCCTGTACCGAAGCTTTATCTAAGTTAGCTATATCCATCATAGTCAAACCTTTTGTAGGCCCGTCTTTTTTCATATTTGCTTGTGTCATACCTTGTATGTCTTCCATGGAAAAACCTTGTTCTAATAGCCTTAGTATGGTTCTAAAGTCAGAAGCATCTAGCTTTACTTCTTCCATGTTTCTCATGGCATCCTTCATAAACCCAGGCATTTCTTTATCTTCTTCAGGTAATTTGTACATACCTTGAGTGTTCTTGTTTACTAATTTATTAAGCAATGCTGCTGCTCCTCTTGGGGCTTCTTGATTCCTCATTATAATATCTCCAGAGCTTACGGGGCCTGCTAATTTATCCATACCTATAGCCATATCTGATATTATACTCCATTTTTATGCGAATGTAAAGGGGGCAACTAGGCTCCTTTTATGCTATCGCTTATTTCCATGACAGAAACCAAGACATTTGCTGGTTGCACCGAGGTATCTATCTTTAATATGTCAGCTGATTCTAAAACAATCGGCCCAACGCTTGTGGCATCGACTGTCTTTTTAGTTGCAAAATCACTGGATGTAAAATGATTTATGGTGTGTGTTGCACTAGCACTTGAGTCTGTTACTTTGACATCTACTGTGCCACCGCCACCTGTTGTATTATGAATTGTAAATGTTTTTACTATTGCAGTAAACTGTATTAAAGTTGTTGAAGTCGGACAGGTGTATATCGTTTGATCAGACCCTGTTGTAGTTACAGACTTTGCTACATTTTTGTATTGAATAGCCATTAATTTAGAAACCAATTCATTGATCGTTGTTGATCTTGATCAGCAATCTTCACAGGCACCTCACCCTCTGAAGCATCACGTAATCGTAGAATATTAACCAAAGCATCATATGTTCTAGCAAATACAGAATTATTATTTCTTTCTGCGTATGATAACTCTGGGTATACTCCCTTACTAAATAAACTCATTATCTTGTTCCGTCTCCT